TTCGATTTGGGAGATTTCTCATAAAAATAGTGCTGGAAATGTAAATATTGGGAATGTAAAGACTATTGACTCAAGAAATAATTATTTAAGAAGTGAAAATCGTCTAGTAGTAGGAATTGGCATAGAAAATTTAATAATAGTAGAAACAAATGATGCTATCTTAGTTTCCAGTAAGGAAAATATACAAAAAGTAAAAGATATAGTTAAGGAGTTAAAAAAAGAAGGTAAAAGGGAGGGTATTTTTCATAGAAAAATTTACAGACCATGGGGTAACTATGTCTCTATTGTTGAGGGTTATAGATGGCAGGTTAAGAGAATTGAGGTTAAACCTGGAGCCTCTTTATCTCTTCAAATGCATCATCATCGTACTGAGCATTGGATTGTTGTAACAGGCACTGCTGAAGTAGAAATTAATTCAGAACAACAAATTATTGGAGAGAATAAAAGTATATATATCCCTTTGGGATCAAAGCATAGATTGAGTAATCCAGGTAAAATCCCCTTAATTTTAATAGAAGTTCAAAGCGGAGCTTATTTGAATGAAGATGATATTGTGAGAATTGAAGATAAATATGGAAGAACTAATAGATAGATTTGGCAGTGGATTTAGGAAATTTCACTCGACATTAGATTGGGTGTGGTTATCTCTTGTCATCATTGGTATAGTACTAGGACCTCATAGAAATGTATATGTATTTGCTCTGTCCATATGGTGGGGTGGAGTTTTATCTCTAGTGTACATACCAAAATGGTTGAAGACTTTTTAGGCAAAAAAATACCCAGAAAATTTTTCTGGGTATTATAGAATTCACTTTGCGATTTTGGATTTACTCCTCAGCAAGTTTAGCAAAGTATGAGAGTGCATCGTCATCTTCAACGATTGCTTCCTCTTTTACTGGTGTAGTTGCGACTGGAGTTGGTGGTGCAACCACTTCATACTCTTCATCATCTACTGTAGGTGTAGGTGTTACTGGTCTCTGACCAATACCTAACACAAGATTGAGACGACGTTCTAGATCTTCATATGACTTGAACTGATCCTTAGAAGTAAATGCTTCTAACGAATGTTCTGACTTCCATGTTGCTTCAAGTTCATCATCATCTGAACTAAGAGCACTAACAGAATCAAACTCACTGCTGTCATAGTTCCAGTATCCTGCTACCTTTTTAATCTTCAACTTGAAGTTAGCACCTTCCCATAGATCAAACACATTTACTGGTGTCTCATCTTGAAACTCAGGTTGCATTGCTGCAAGTATCTTGTCATGGATTTTCTTTCCATACTTATACAAGAATACTTTACCCTCGTTCTCAGGGTGCTTTGGATCTTTTACGACTAAGATGTTGCTGTAATAAGAGAGTTTTCTCTTTTGCTTACGAGCAGTATCTTTGTCTGCATCATCACCACTATTCCATAGACGACGATTGACTTCACCGACAGGATCTTTCTCACCTAATGTAGTAAGAGAATTCTCGATGTACCAACCACCAATGCCTTGGAATGCATGTGAATATACCTTTGCCCATGGTAGTGACTCACCATCAGGGGCGGGTAGGAATCTGATTACTGCGTAACCATTTCCAGAAGCGTCAACCTCAGGCTTCCAGAACCTTTCATCAACTTGTTTACCGCTAGAGGACTTCTCTAATTCTTTCTGTAAGAAAGAGAAGTTGTTCTGGGATTTACGCTTTAAGTCTGCGAATGACATAGATTACCTCGGATTATTTTAGATTTGGTTTGTGATGCCCTATCACTTGAACATTATAACAGGCACAGGTAAGGGCGTCAACCCTGTGCCTCTGTTTGTCTTTGCATTGACTGTATTTTTGTCAACAAATCATCAAACATACTTTCAATACTCTCGCCAGGTTTTGCACCTAGCATTATGATACCTTGTTTCATGGTATCTATAACTGACTTTGCTTCGGGATCATCGCTAAGTTTTGCACGAGCATAGAATATTTTTTGCTTCTCAATTAGTGTGGTAAGTGCTTCAAAATATTCTAACTTTCTATCTTTATCTAATAGAATAAAATTCATGGCAGAACGAAAACAGAACTGTTGTAGTTCCATCATCTCTTGAATGTCTCCTCGAACGATATCGGATTTAAAAAAACTCATACTAACATTAACTTTGCTCTAGATGTCTTCTTCATAAAATTTAATTGTTGTGCCTCGTGACGGAGTTTCTCCTTCAAAGGTTTGCTTATCAATTTATTTACACTATCCAACTCAATCTCATTCATTTCACAGTAGTGGATAACCGAATCAATATAGTTCATTTCTGGATTGTCGTATGCAATCTTCTCCACTTCCTGCGAGAATCTCGCAGCGGTCATAAATTTATCCTCTAATAATTGTTTTTTGTCCATATCGTTCTTGGTATTCGTCGATGTAACCCATCAACTTGATGAAAAATTCTTTCCTAGGTGGGAGCACCTTTACTTGAGTCTCTCCATTCTCACAAGAAACGATAGTAACGATCTGCTTTACAGTAAGACCGTATTGTTCTTGTAGCATACATGCATACGCTACTTCTTGCACAAAATAATCGTACAAGTATTGTTCTCGTTTTGGTTCTGCTGCTGTTTTAAAATCAATTATTGACAGCACACCATCAAACTCAGCAATACAATCTACTCGCCCTGCTAATTCAAGATGTCTGCTGTACAGAGCTGCTTCTTGGAGATATATATTATTTATTCGTTCAAGATCACTCATACTTTGCTTGAACATCAATACAGGAAGTGGATGCTTTCTATATTTTTTTAAATCCAATTTATTATTGAGATAATCTTCTACGATAGAGTGGTATTTTGTACCTCGACTTGTGGATCTTGCTGATATATTATCTGCTTTTTCTTTACCAACTCTTTCTCTCCAACGAGCAATAGATTGTTTCTTCTTAACATTATTACTAATCACAGTGGTGACAGATGGAAACCTATCTCCTTCTGGTGTAGCATAAAGACGTTTGCCTTCTACCATTGTAGCACGTAATTCGATAGGATCAAGTCCAATGTGATTAAATGTCTTCATAACCCTAAGTTAATTTTACTGATAAGATATGACTTAACAATACCAGACCTTACTATATCATCAATACCAAATTCAATCAAGGAAAATTCTTCCATGTTCTGTATGATGCGTTGAAAATCTAGGATGCCTGTGCGTTCGTTTGTTCTGATAAGGTCAGTCTGTGCTTGGTCACCACAGAATATAATCTTACTGTCTTGTCCTACACGAGTGATGATACTGTCCAACTCATGGAAGTTTAAGTTCTGTGCCTCATCAATAATAACGATAGCATTGTCTAATGTAGTTCCACGGATGAAACTGGTAGACCAGAATGATATAGTTTCCTGTGCCTTGAGATTATCATATAACATTTCATATGAATTGTCATCAGGCATCTCAAACATAGACTGAACCATCTTCTTGTATGGTATCTGATACAAGGATGACTTGTCTTCATGATCGCCAGGCAAAAATCCTATCTCTCTAGTTGCAACAAGAGATCTAACGATATATATTTTTTCATATGGTGAGTAATCATCTAGCACTTCTTTAAGTGCCTTGTACAGAGCAACAAAAGTCTTACCAGTTCCTGCTACACCATAGGCATAGATCATTTTACCTTCATCCCATTGCTCCCACATCACCTTTTGATTTTCAGTGAGTGGTTCGATAGGAAGCATGTAGTCTTGACTAATAGGTTTCCTGCGTTTCATTTGTTTCGCAGTCATGCCTTGACCTGGTGCTTTTGTTTTCTTTTTTACTGCCATATTAGTATCTGTATTTTTCAGTAATAGTTTTGTTGTTTACAAAATCTGCTTTGGGTAAGACTTTATGTTTCATAATGTCTGCCCAACCAGGATGTGTGGTTGCCATCTTGTCTCGCCACTCACCTACCTCACCCGCACTGGCACATCCTGCTTGCCAATCCTTATCCCAATCGGGATTGTCTTTTCTCCATTGATCATATTCTTTCATGGTCATAGAGAGTTCTTGTTTCTCTTTGGTTTTTAGATTTATAACTGGGTATGTTGGCATTAACTCCACTCCAATGCTGAAGAACAAATAGGGAACTGCTCAATGAATACACGTTTAGCATCTAATGCTATGTCCATGTGTTCTTTTTGAGTTCCATGTGCACTACGTAAATCTATGTAGTGAACCCAAGAACGTACGCTTCCCGTCATATAGATCTTGGTTGGTGTTGCTAACGGGAGAACAAATCTCGCACATTCCTTC